CGAGTTTACCCGCAAATCAAACTCGCATTAACCGCCCTGGAAAATCGCGGGATTGACCAATTAACGCCATTGTTTCAACAGGAGGGGATTGTGCCAAATCCGTAAATGAATAAATATTTATAATATTATCCATTTATGCATTGACAGCCTGGGACAAGTAAAGTAAATTATTTCTACTCTCGGAGTTAATGCCCCCTGAGGATTTGCAACTTAGAAAATTGCAGATTAAAAGCCCGCTTAATTGTGGGCTTTTTTATTTATACGCATGGCAATTGCAACGCATGACGAACACCGGCACAGGCCGGCAAATGAGTTGGTTAACAGTAATTGCCAGCCGCATAAGTATTAAGACCCGGCGCCGCTTAACTGCTATCACAGAGGAAAGCGCCGGGCGCCATTTGGGCACCGCTCCGGCTATCCATGCCGGGCCTCCCTTTGCTCCTAAGCAACGCGGTGCCCTCCCTTGCATTTGTTGATGATGCTATCCCCACTGACATGGGGCTCCTCCTGCCCTGGCTTCGGCCAGGGGTTTTTTTTAAGGCTTGATATGACGACCGTAAAAAAGCCGTCCAATGACGGCGATAAAAAACTAACACCAAAACAAATGCTTTTCGTAAAAGAGTATTTGGTTGATTTGAACGCAACACAAGCGGCTATCCGGGCTGGTTACAGCGAAAAGACCGCGACAGTGATAGCGGCCGAAAACCTTACAAAACCTAATATCGCCCAGGCGATACAGGACGGCATGAACGAGCGCGCCAAGCGCGTGGAAGTTACAGCGGATTACGTGCTTACGACAATCATTGACACGGTGGAGCGTTGCCGCCAAGCGGTGCCAGTGTATGAAAAGCGCGACGGCAAAATGGAAGCAACGGGCGAGTATGAATTTGATAGCGGCGCCGTGCTCAAAGGGTGCGAGTTGCTGGGCAAGCATTTGAAACTATTTACCGACAAGGTGGAGCATGCCGGACCGAATGGCGGACCGATACAAACGGCCACCCACAACATGACACCGGAGCAATACAAGGCGACGCTCAACGCGGCACTTGATAAGGTTTAGACATGAACGAATTAACGAGCCAGGAGCGCGCGGTTATCCTGGACGCGGCAAGGGAGGATTTATATACCTTTGCCCGCTTCATGTTTAAAGAGCGCAAGGGCTTTCAATGGCTCCGCGCTCCGCACCATAGACTAGTTTGCGATAAGCTCATGCAAGTTTACCGCGGCGAGGTTAAGCGGCTGATTATCAACATACCGCCGCGCTACTCCAAAACAGAATTAGTGCTTAACTTCATTGCCTGGGCGCTGGGCAAGGTCCCCGACAGCGAGTTTATCTTAACCAGTTACTCCGGCGGCCTGGCCACAAATAACGCTTGGGCCGCGCGTGAATTGATACAGCACGAAAGTTACACGGCGGTTTTTCCTGGCACCGCAATCCGCTCCGATAGCTCCGCAAAGGGCGAATGGCGGACAACGGCCAACGGCATTGTTTACGCGGCTGGCGCGGGCGGCACCATTACAGGTTACGGCGCTGGCAAGCACCGACCAGGATTTGGCGGCGCAATCATTATTGATGACCCGCACAAACCCGACGAGGCAACCAGCCCGGTAATGCGGCAAAACGTGCTTGATTGGTTTACCAACACACTGGAAAGCCGCAAGAACGACCCGGCCAACACCCCGATTATTTTAATCATGCAACGCTTGCATGAAAACGACCTTGCCGGCTGGCTATTGAACGGCGGCAACGGCGAGAAATGGGACACGCTGATTTTACCGGCCGAGAACGACCGGAGCGACGACCCGCTGGGGCGACCTATTGGCGAGCCGCTATGGCCTGCCAAACACACGGCGGACATGCTGGCGCTTATGCGTGCCAACAATAGCTATGTTTATGCTGGCCAGTACCAACAACGCCCCGCACCGCTTGGCGGCGGGATTATTAAGGGCGCTTGGTTTAAACGTTACCGCATATTGCCGCATTTGGTATATCGCAAGATTTTTGCCGATACCGCGCAAAAGGTAAAAGAGCATAACGACTATTCAGTTTTCCAATGCTGGGGCAAGGGCGCCGACGGGTACGCATATTTGATAGACCAAATACGCGGCAAGTGGGAAGCGCCGGAGCTGAAACGCCGCGCAATCGACTTTTGGCTTAAACACCAGGAAGTTGACCCAGTGGAATATGGGGCGCTTCGTGTTATGGCTATTGAGGACAAGGCCAGCGGCACCGGCTTAATCCAGGATTTGAGTGTTACCAGCGCAATACCATTGGAAGCAATCGAGCGCGTTAAGGACAAACTGACCAGGGTAATGGACGTTACGGGCTACATTGAAAGTGGCCGCGTATATCTGCCGGAGGAGGCCGCATTTGTAAGCGAGCTGATAGGCGAGTGCGAGGGCTTTGCTCCTGACGACAGCCACGACCACGACGACCAAATAGACCCAATGGTTGACGCTATCAACGACATGGTTGCCACTGGCAACATTATAGACACATGGGCCCGCATGGCTGAGTAAGGATTTTTTAATGAGCAAGTTAATGTATAAGCGCCTCGTTGCCCAGGTTGGATTTACTGACGCCGAGCACTGGATTACCTTGCACCCAAATGGCAAAGGCAATGGCAAAGGAACGCCGGCGCTCATTAACGGCGCTGGCCAAATTGTTGGCGGCGCGGGTGGCAAGCTCAACGGCCAATTTGTAAAGCCTAAGAGCAAAAGCGCGGAACGTCGCGGGACTGAAACGCAACACGCTCCGGCTATTTGGTTGGGCCCAGCGAAGCCGGAGGAAACGGCAACGCCAACAAAGCCAGCTCGTAAACCACGCGCTAAGCCTGCCACAAAGCCAACAGAAAAGCCGGCCGAGGTAAAACCTCAAGCCGCGGCGCCAGTTGGCCAGGAAACGCCAGCACCTCAGGCGGCCCAGGAAAAGCCAGGAAAGCGCAAACCTTACGCACCCGCCAAAACGTCAAAAGAGGCGGCAAGCTGGGCGGTCGAAAATGATTTAGTTACACATGCAAATTACGGCAAATTGCACGTCGAAATTGCCAACGCACAAAATGAAAGTTTGCACCGGCATATTGAGGAGTTTCCGGCGTTGCGAGAAAACCAGCAATTTGCTGGCTCCGGCCAGGAATTTAACAAGCACCGCCATGAGGCAAGGCGCAAGGCTTACGTTGACTTGCTGATTACAAAGCACAATTACGAGCCGACCAGGGCGGAGGCAATTGCCGACAGGCAAGTTACAAAGCCTAAGGTCCCAGGCAATTGCTGGGCGTTTGCGGCACAAAACCCAAGCGTAAAAGAGGGCAACGGCGTTGCTTTTAATGACAAGCACACCGCAAAGGATTTAAGCAATTTAAAGGCAAAAATGGCCCACGCGGTTGCAAATCAATGGTCGCCCCAGGGTTGCGACACGCTCAAATCAGTTTTTGACCATGAATATGGCCACCAATTGGATTATTTGCTGGGCTTGCGCAAAAACCAAGCGGTTATAAATTTGCGGCAACAAGTTTACGGCTCATGTACATACGCCGAGCAACGCAAAAGAATGAAAGAGGAAGTTTGCGAGTATGCAAATGAAAACATTGCGGAGTTTATTGCCGAGTGCTGGAGCGAAGCAAACAACAACCCAAACCCCAGGCCGGCCGCTGTTAAGTTGGCGGAAATCGTAAGGGCAGAATATGCAAGACAACACGGACCTAAATAATTTACCGCCTCCGCCACCGGAGGACACGATTAGCGACGTTTACGTGCCGGACAAGCGCGGGCAATTGATTGCTGACGCCTGGAAGCAAACGCACAACTTGCGCGTTGACATACAGAACGGACGCTATAAAAAACAGGCAAGTAACAAGGATTAACGAATGAGCACACAGACCACAGACGCAAAAGACAAAACGATTGTGGCCAAAGTTGCGGACAGTTTCCAAAACCTACTTTCGCGCGTTGGACTTGGCGCCGGTAGTCAAAACGACGCCAGCCAGTACGGATTTAGCCCGATTAGCCGCAACCGCATACAGCTTGAATTTGCTTATCGGTCCAGTTGGATTGCAGGCAAAAGCGTGGACGCATTTGCGGACGACATGACGCGCGAGGGCGTTGCAGTTCAATGCGACGTTGAGCCGGACCAATTGGAGCAATTGGAAAAGGCCGCGGGACGCCTGGCGATATGGGACAACCTCAACGACGTAATCAAATGGTCCAGGCTTTACGGCGGCGCCATTGGCGTGCTTATGATTGACGGCCAGGACGTTAGCACCCCGCTCCGCAAGGACACGATACAGCAGGGCCAGTTTAAGGGCATTTTGGTCCTGGACCGCTGGCTGGTACAACCGAGCTTAACCAACCTTATAACGGACTTTGGCCCGGACCTGGGCAAGCCTAAGTATTACCAGGTTGTTGCGGACGCCCAGGCGCTCGTTAACCAAAATATACACCATAGCCGTGTTATCCGCCTGGACGGCGTGGAGTTGCCATATTGGCAACGCATTGCCGAGAACGGTTGGGGGCAATCAGTGCTTGAGCGCCTTTGGGACCGCTTGATTGCGTTTGACAGCACGACCGAGGGCACGGCTCAGCTCGTATATAAAGCACACTTACGCACCTACAAGGTGAAAGGTTTGCGCTCAATCATTGCCGCGGGTGGCAAGGCGCTGGACGGCTTGGCCTCGCAGATTGATTTTATCCGCCGCTTTCAAAGCAACGAGGGGCTAACCCTCATGGATAGCGAGGACGAGTTCGAGGCCCACCAATACAGTTTTAGCGGCTTAAACGACGTGCTTTTGCAGTTTGGCCAGCAATTGAGCGGCGCAATGGATATTCCATTAGTGCGCTTGTTTGGCCAAAGCCCGGCTGGCTTAAATGCCACCGGCGAAAGCGATTTGCGCAACTATTACGACAGCATTAAACAACAGCAGGAGCGCAAGCTCAGGCGTGCCGTTGAAACCATTTACAACGTGCTATATCGCTCAGAGTTTGGCCAGGAACCCCCGGCCAACATGGCAATTAAGTTTAAACCGTTGTGGCAAATGAGCGACACGGACAAGGCTACCATTGCCAACACGACGACCGACGCAGTAACGAAAGCAAGCGACAGCGGTTTGATTGACCGACACACGGCGCTTAAAGAGTTGCGGCAATCGAGCGAAGTTACCGGGGTATTTAGCAACATTACGGACGAGGACATTAAGGAAGCGGAAAACGAACCGCCGCCGGACATGAACGAGTTGGAAACGGACCCAAACAATGAAGCGAGTGCGCAACCCGGTCCAGGCCAGGAGGGCCGAGAGGATATACAGCCAGCAATTAAGCCGGCTGGCTAAACAAATCGGCCAAATCATTACCGGGTATAACCCAGCAAACTTAAACGAAGCCAGCACCCTAAGCGAAATGCTCAGGCGCTACGCTGAGGCGCTGGGGCCCTGGGCAACAAAAACGGCAAGCGACATGCTGGCCGAGGTAAACGCGCGCGACCTTGCCGCCTGGCGAGCAATGGGCCAGGAGTTGAGCAAGGGGATAGTGCGCGAAATTTTCACGGCACCCGCTGGCCAGGTTATGCGTCAATTGCTGGACGACCAGGTTACGCTCATTAAGAGCATACCGCTGGACGCCGCAAAAAGAGTGCATGAGCTAACTCTTAAGGGGTTGGAGGATAGCACCCGCGCCAGTGAGGTTGCCGCCCAAATCATGCGGAGCGGTGAAGTAAGCCGGAGCAAGGCAATGCTCATAGCACGCACTGAGGTTGCGCGCACCGGCTCAGTGCTGACCGAGGCCAGGGCCAAGCACGTTGGAAGTGAGGGCTATATTTGGCAGACCAGCCGCGACGGCGACGTGCGGCAAAGCCATAAGGAAATGCAAGGCAAAATTGTGAAATGGAACGACCCGCCAACGTTGGACGGCATGACCGGCCACGCTGGTTGCTTTCCAAATTGCCGTTGCTGGGCCCAGGTAATACTCGACGATTAAACAAGGACTGAAACATGGCTAACGCACTCTATCCAAAGTGGAAAGAGCAATTATTGCAATTCACGGCAAACAACGACCTGGACGGCCAAACCGTCAAGGCCGCGCTCGTTGACACTGGCGTTTATACATACAGCGCCGCACACCAATTTTATAGCTCCGTTTCGGCTGGCGTGGTTGGTGCTCCGCAAGCAATTGCCAATAAGACTTATGCCAACGGTGTATTTGATGGCGACGACGTTACATTTGTAAACGTTACCGGCGCAAACGCTGAGGCGCTTGTTTTGTACATTGACACCGGCAACTCGGCAACAAGCCCATTGGTTGCGTATTTAGACACTGGGGTTACTGGCTTGCC